TATGGTTGATGAAAGGGAAACGGATATGTCCTACGAATGGGGTCGCTACACTCTTACTGTTACCGATCTTCGCACTCAGAAGGTGGTGTTTACGCAAGAGTACAAGGGAATGTCGGGCCATGCGATGATGGACGAGACGTTTTCGCTCCGCCTTCAATATCCCAGCAAGCACTATCGTATCGACTGGTAAATGAGTGCTTGATTTTAAAACGTCCTGAGCGTAAGATGTCTCTATGATGATGAAACGGAGAAATGAAATGGCTCGTGCTTCTGTCTCAATCAAGGCTCTTCCCACTCTTATGTTTGCTCGTGACTATCACGAGTTTGTCGACCTCAACGAGCAGTTCCGCTGCATTGGACTCTCGCTCAAGACCGATGAACTCGGATTTTCTGACTGTGAGGGACAGTACGTGGGTATCGTCTACTCTGGTCGCTATCCTTCTAAGGCAAAGATCGATGCTCTCCTTAAGAAGTTCGGTGTGAAATTTATGGATTGATTTTAAAACGTCCTCACGGTAATATGTGTTTATTGATTGATTGAACTGAAACAAACAAAGGAAAAGACATATGCCCAAGGGTGTTCCCGCCGCTGGTTTCCGCGCTCCGCGCTCCGGCACTGCTGCTGCTGACCGTTTGTCCGCTGTTAAGGTTTCTTACGCTCCGGAAAAGCGTGAGTCCGACGATCAGATCGAAAAGCGCATTGCTGACCGTTTCGAAATTCTTGACGTTCTGACCGAAGCTACGACCTGCGGCAATTCCCGCGCTCTGATCGTTTCCGGTCCGGCTGGCCTCGGTAAGTCGTTCACGGTCGAGCAGCACCTTGCTAAGTGGGACCCGAATGAACTGCAGCACACGATCGTCAAGGGATACGTTCGCGCCACTGGTCTGGTAAAGCTTCTTTATCAGTTCCGCCACCCCAACAACGTCATCGTGTTTGATGACGCTGACGCAATCTTCTTCGATGACGTTTCCCTCAACTTGCTCAAGGCGGTTTGTGACACCACTGAGCGTCGTCGCGTTTCTTGGTTGTCCGAGGGTAAGCTGGTCGACGATGATTCCGCTGAACTGATCCCGCGCTCGTTTGACTTTGAGGGTTCGATCGTGTTCATCACGAACTATGACTTTGACGCGATGATTGATAAGGGTCACAAGCTTGCACCGCACCTTCAGGCGTTGGTTTCTCGTAGCCATTATGTGGATTTGGCTATGAAGTCCCGCCGCGACTACCTGATCCGTATCCGTCAGGTTATTCGCGATGGTCTTCTGGCTGATCTTACTTTTGAGCAGCGCTCGGATGTGATCACGTTTATCGAACAGAACCACGAGAACCTTCGTGAACTCTCCCTCCGGATGGCGATCAAGTTGGGTCACCTTCGGAAGCAGTCTGAAGATTGGAAGCGGATTGCGCGAGTGACGTGTTGTAAGTAAACACTTTACCGTCTATCGTCTTCTGTCTACCTTTAAGGTGATGCGATAAGTTTTGTCTGGACATGTTTGGATATTTTCTTATCGCATCACCACCGCTCGCGAATAGTTCGCCTGTGGTAATACAATAAAGAGGCTTTGATCTAGGATGCTGTGCGCCGATCATGGTTGAAGGTTTGCCCTTCTTGGCGCGAGATATCGCTTCGCAATGCTTTTTGGAGTAAGGACCGGACTTATACGTTTTTCCCTTGTTCCAAGGAATCGCATTCCAGTTAGTCGCAATTTTTTGTAAAGGTAAGTTATATACTTCGCTTAATTCCATTGGCTCTAGGCCAAGAGCGATACCGATCGGATCATAAATATCCATGCTGTGTCTCCGCGTAAAAGTTTTTAGACATAGAGTCCATGGGTATTGGCGTACCGCGATGGACATCTTATTTAGTGTTGGGCAACTGGGCGGGAGTAATCCCGCCTCTTTTTTCTCTTGTTTTTAATTCGATCCAAACGTAATATTACTATATTGATGATGAGGAGATGACTATGGGTCTTGATATGTACTTTACCGCTCGCCGTTCTTTTTGGGATTTCAAGGATGATGGCGTTGGTGCTCGCCAGGTTTTGGCTTTGTTTCCTGAGTTGCCGGAAGAGATGGAAACTTCTGGTACATCCGTTTCGGCGCAGTTTGGTTATTGGCGTAAGGCGAATGCCATTCATAACTGGTTCGTGAAAAACGTACAGGGAGGCGAGGACGAGTGTAGGGAGCATCCGGTTTATCCTGAAGACATTCAGCGGCTGCTGGATACGGTAAACAAGGTTTTGGCGGACACGTCAATGGCTCCGGTGCTGTTGCCGACGGCTGAGGGTTTCTTCTTCGGTGGTCAGGAATACAACGAGTGGTATTGGCGCGATATTGAGTATACGAAGCGTTTGCTCGAGCGTGCTCTTGATCCTAAGATGAAGGACTGGGATTTCTATTATCAGTCAAGCTGGTAATAAAGTCAAGGCTTGTTTTTAATTCGTTCTCGGCGTATACTACTCTTATGATGATGAAAGGGAAGCAAATGGATACGATGCCCGCTGGACGCTATTACGTTGGTGATCTGTGTTATGTTATGCATGATGTGTGGGACGAGGTTTGTGATCTGATGTTCCCGCATGGTGGTCGTGGTGTATATGGTAAGTTCAAGCTGAACGATGGGCGTGAGTTCGCCGTTCATCCTACTGCCTACGGCGACGGCACCTATCGTGACGATATGGGTCGCGAATATTCGGTTGACGCCGGAGTGATCGGTTGTATACTTGAGAGCGATATCCGTGATCCGGAAGGGTTTACTCGCGGCGGACAAGTGCTTGACTTCATTGCTGAGTTCGATACGTGGGAAGATCGCGGCGTAATCCGTTTCGGTGTTATTGCTATTGACACTGCTGGTAATGATGACGAAGACGAAGATTATTTCGATCAAGAGGAGATTGATTGATGGCTCGCTTTATTCAGTGGTCGTCTTTTGTATTGGCTGTTGTAGGTTTCTTCTTTCTAATTACCAGTGCTGTTATTACAGACGGTAAGCGGATTGCCTTTGTTGAGGCGTGTGAGACAATGGGTGGCGTTGCCATTATTGGCCTTTACGATACACAGGCTTGCATTAAGTCAGAGGTATTGAAGTGATATTGACAGTGAGGTATAGGAACTATCTTTATGCAATACGCGATAGGTATGCTAAGTATATGCACATCCCGGAGTACTTTGACTACACTGGCGTCGTGCTTCCTAATCCGAAGTGGGTTAAGGACGACAGCTTTTGCCTTTCGAGTGGTGACGGGAAACTTGATTTCAGAATTCTTTCAAAAGAAAACGTAATATGTGGTTGGAGACATAACTGATGCCTGGAGTTTATGTTCCGTCAGGAAAACTGACATGGGAAGAGAAGTTGGAGATCCGCAAACATGCGCTAGAGTGTGCGTGTAGGACATATCAAAATAGCGGAACCATAGCTGAAAATGTAATCAGTCGCGCTCAGTTGTTTGAAGAATATTTGATAGGTAAGAAGCATGACTGAGAACGAGCAGGTAAACAAGCTTATCGCCGCCTCTAAGGAGATTATCGCAAACGGATGCGGATGCGATCGTTTTTGCGAGAGTGTTCCGGTCTCGATCTCGTGCGGTTGTCAAGACGACGCCGAGCGTATTGTTAAGCTTACTATAGAAACCCTTTGGAATGGCGGAGATTTGCCTAATGTCTAAGACTGATGCTCTTATTAAGATAATTGCTCTACTTATCACACTGATCCTGCTGTCGTTGCTGCTGTCGTATCCGGTGATGTTGCTCTGGAATAGCTGCCTTGTCCCTGCAATCCCCGCTCTCGCGCCAGTCTCGTGGTTGCAGATGTTCGGCATTCAGGCGCTGCTGTCTATTCTAATTCCTAGGGCATCCGTTGATAGGAGTTCAAAGTGAAGCTACTCTTCCTTTCGTCACTTCTGGTAGTTTCTACGCCAGTGACGTTCGCTGCTTTCGTTTTCCTTTCCACCTTCCTATGTACCCACTCACTTCTTAAGGAACTGACCCAATGAATATCTACACTCAAATCGCAATCCTCAGTCTCGTCGCTGGCGTGATAGGCTGTGTAATTGCCTTCGTCATTCCGTTTCCCTATGGCATTATACCTTCTATGCTGATCGGTGCGGCTGTAGGGCATTTCGGATATAATTTCTTTAATAAAAGTCGTGACCAAAAGTCGTGACCAACATGCGTGACCTACACACATTACCAACACACATGACCAACGCGCGAGACCAACATGCCTGCACGAGTAACAGCTACTTCTATCCTATCAGGTAAAACAAGAACAATGGAACTCAAACTGTATGAGCAGGATGAGTTTGAACGGCTGATGATTGCATATAAGGAAGGGAAAATAGCATCACTAGAGGAAGCGTTTCCACTACTGTCACCTAAAGCAATTGATTTTATAAAACATGGAGTGATGCCTGGAGAATGGGATGACAATATTTGATATTATTGCTATAATTTGTTTTGTTTGTTTCGTCGTCGTGGTGGTGCTGGTCGCTGATTGGGCGTGGTGAGTGGGTTAAAAAGGGAGGGGATTTAAACCCTCTAAAAAGAATGTGGTGTGTGATGTGGTGCGATGCTTTTGCCGCTGCCCGACGATGTGTTGCCATCTGCTGCGGCGATGTAATCCCATCCAATCCCATCGATGTCCGCGATTGGATCCCATCGATGTAATCCCATCCAAATCTCAGTGGCCCATTGAGGCTGAACTTTACATGATAGCCCCAGACCGAATTAAAGGCAAATGATCTTTTCGCTTGCTCTTAATTCGGGTCTGTCGTAAGATTAAGGTAGCGACTTGATTTTTCAGTTATCGCAGCCCAGAGTTCACCAACACAAACATCTAGGCGCTTGGGGCATCCCCGACCGATTCATTATCTGTTTTACGGTAAGACCGAATTTAAAACAACAACAAAATTCGCCGGCATCGTTCTGTTTTTTCGCTTGCGTTTAATTCGGGTTTGTCGTAGATTGGGAATATTGATAGGGAGATAACTGATGTTTCTGATTAAGGTTCAGTATACAGCCTATAAGAATCCGCGTTGGGTACTCGTACATTCGGATTGCCCCGAGTACGTTAAGGCGATTCAAAAGTCCCGTAAGACCGCAACCCAGTTTCACACAAAGGCAGACGCCGAGCGCGTTGCCAGCCGGATAACTCCCTGGCATTCGCGGAAAGTTGAAGTTGTCGCTTGCGTTTAATTCGCTCCTGTGGTAGTATGAGAATATTGATAAGGAGATAGCTGATGCATCTGATTCCCGTTCTTCGCCTTTCCGCCGCTCGTATCCGCGAGGAACTTTTCACTGGCGGGTTTCGCCCGATGAAGGGTCATGACTTTGACGGGTTTGCTGACGCTGATCCCGGATCGCTGATTGCTGATCTTTCGGTCGGGCGTTTCCGTTACGTAGTGATTTTCTCCCCCGAAGCGGGAAACGTTCAGATTTTCGACAACGATATCGAAAACGCTGAGTTCAACGCCTGGGAAATGGATTTGCAAACCGGAGCATTCATTCAAATTTGAGCTTGACGGAAATTCGGTCCTGCCGTAGTATGGGTTCATAACTGGAGGACGGATATGAACGTAGAGAAAGCGAACCGGATTTTTAACCGAAAGTTTAGCAAGCTCACCGAGGAGTATTTCGTTTATCAGACGATCACCGAGGACGAGTTCATTCAAAAATGGGATAAACTCAAGGCGAAACTCAACCGACAAAAGTACACGGCAGCGGGAATCAGGGTTTGACTTTAATTCAAACCCGAGGTAGAAACGAGTATTAACTGAAAAGGAAACGAAATGAACGCCATTGAAGCTTTCGCTCTCGTCGCTCGCGCCCAGTTTGAACCTTTCACCGAAGCCGACTGGGAGGCGTTTTGTGGTTGCGTGACCGAAACGCCCCATATCGCCGAGGTTGATGGGTTTACGCTTATTTTGGACGGCGACGTTTTGAGCGTAACCGAATCAGAATTCGGCGAGGAAAACGTTTTTCGCCTAAGATAAAACTTGAAATTAAATCGTTCCGCGAGTAAGATGTCTATATTGATTGAAAGGAAACGAAATGAACTACGCTGAAGCTCTCGTCGTTGCTGATCTCGCTCTCGCCTGTGAACCCGTTGCTCCTACTGGGGCTGATCTTGAACTGGTGTTCCGGCTGAATCCTGGCCTTGATAAGACTGGGCTTGCTGAAAGCTTTGGCTCTGTCTATGTTGACGGTGACGTTCGGGTGATCGTGAGTGATGACGGTCATGGCTACCTCGTTTATAATGATCGCGCTTACTTCATCCCGGCTGAATCCGAAGATGATCTTACTCTCTTGTCCGCTCCGCTCTGAGATAGTTGTTGAATTAAATTCGTTCCGCGAGTAAGATGTCCTCATAGATAGGAGATGAATATGCTTTCCACTTCCGAAATGGCTCACCTTTACGCTTTCGTCAAGGACTACCTTGAAGGCTCTCAGCGCCCCGATATGTCAGACAGCGACTTCGCTCGTGGCTATAGGAAGGGTTTGGCTTCGCTCCAGAGCATCCTCGACAATCTGGAAAAGGCATACGAAAAGAAGGCTTGACATTAATTCCCGGATCCCGTATACTCTCTCTGTAAGCTGAAATCACAAAGGAACTCTGAATATGGCAAAGGTAACTAAGACGTCTATCACTCTCTCGGTCATGAACGCCCACGGCGACAAGCCCATGGCAGCTGTCGTGGCTCTGATCGTCAAGGCTCAGCACAAGGCTGGTTTCCTCGACGTAACCGATAAGATCGCAGCTGGTGCGTATCGCTGGGCTGTGAACAAGGGCATGGCTCCTGGTGCTGCTCCGGTTCGTGGCGCAAAGCCCGAGAAGGCTTCCGCCAAGGAAAAGGCTGTGAAGCGCATGGCCAAGGAAACTGTCGCAAAGGTAGTGAAGCCCGAGGCTCCGACGAAGTCCGCCGAGGAGATTGATCGGATCAAGGCAGCGAATATGGCACGCATGAAGGCTGTGCTCGCCAAGACGAAGCAGACTGTGCGTAAAGATGAGGATGTTCCTGCGTTTGCTGAGACCGATGCCTTCGCTGCTCCGGCATTCCTGACGAAGGACGAGGTGACTGCACTGGTCTAAATACGATCAGTGATTCTATTTCAATCACGAATTAATTACAACATAAATTTTCAGCAGAGGACCGGGAAACTGGTCCTCTTTTTTGTTGCGTTTAATTCGAACTGGTCGTATCCTGACAGTATTGAAACAAGGAGATAGCTGATGGTTTACGTGTTGGTGTTGGATGTGCACTACGAAGGTCAGTCGTTGTTGGGTGTGTACTCGTCCCTGGAAGCGGCTCAGGAAGCTGGTCGTCTTTTCGCGGATGGTCATTCCCATTGGCGCGATGATGCGTGCGTGGCCGTGGAGGCTCGTGAGTTGGACGGTCGCGCTCGGGACGCCCATCTGTCCGAGTACGTGTGGGAATATCGTCCTTGATTTTAAAACGTCCTGAGCGTAAGATGTTTATATGGTTGATATGGAGATGACTATGACGTTCGATGAAGCTGTTGAGATCATTAAGGAATACACTGGCTGCGGTAACATGCTGCTGGATGGCCTTGAGCAGATCCAGGAAGAGATGCAGGAGGAAGATGACTTCCTGCCGCAGCGTGTTAAGGCTGCTTTCCGCTTCATCTGCGCTCAGATGCGTCCCCTGTTCGTCTAATAAGGAGAAACAAATGTGCGGATGGCACATCGTCTGGTTCTACGCTAAACAATATGGCTATGGTTCGAAAGAACATAGGCTAGCACTCTCTAGATACAAGTAAGTGTTAACATAGACAACGGAGAAAGACCCATGAAGACCTCTCAGCTGATCGCCCTCCTCCAGAAGTCCCTCAAGCAGGATGGTGATCTTCCTGTGTTCCTCAACACGGGCAACGACGATGACATGTGGAAGGTCATGGTCGCCGAGTACCACGAGACCGAGGATGGTGAGTTCCCCAAGTCCTGGAGGATGCCCGAGGCGTTCCTGAAACTTTGTGCTTGATTTAAATTCAAGCCCATCGTATCCTCTAGTCATAACTGATGAAGGAAGCACTGATGAACCTCTCTCTCGCTCTTGACTCCGTCCGTTCCAAGTCCGCCTCCGACCTCGCCCGTTACCGCAACCACATCGAGACTGCCGAACGTCTGTTCCGCATGGGCTTCAAGAACAAGGCTGTTCCTTACCTGACGATGGCCCAGCGTATGGTCGACAGTCGTCTCGTCTACTTCGTCAAATAGTGCTTGATTTAAATTCAAGTCGACCGTAGTATGAGAACATAACTGATGGAAAGGAACTACTCTATGGCTTCTCCCGCTCCCCGCACCCTCGTCGAACTCCAAAACGCCATCGCCCTCGCCCGCGAAGCCTACGTGATCCTGGACCAGGAGCTGGTTCGCACCCAGGACGAGGACTTCGGTAAGCTTTCGGATCAGGCTTTCGACCTGCTCCAGGCTCTCCGTGCCAAGCTGGATGAGCGCGAGGTAGGCACTGGCTACGGCTGGGTCGTGCCCCAGACCATCAAGATCTCCAACGTGGAGGCTTGATCCATGAACACCAACCACCTCATCCTCGCGGCTGCCATCTTCTTTACCATCATGGTGATCGCCCAAGCTGCTACCACTCTGCTCTAGGAGAGACCAATGTTCAAGTCCTACCGTGATGACCCCGAACGTCGTATCGAACGCATCGTCGAGCTCGAGTATGACCAGCTGGACCGTCGCCTGACCAACCACGAGATCGACCAGGCTACGTACAACAAGGAAGCGAAGCTCATCGATGAGTGGGCTCGTGAGATGTATGATGAGATGTACGATCGATATGAATGAGGTGTATTCTAATGGCAACGCGATATTACGTCAATGGCGAGGATGAGCCCATCTGGTGCATCACTGCGATGACAAAGGGTGGAGCATGGGTGCTCGCAAAGCAGTATGTGAAGATGGGCTCGAAGCTCGTCGAGGAGCCCATGGAGCGCGATGACTCCGTGTGGGTCGTCATGGTCACGAATCCGTTCCTGGATGCTGCATCTTCCTCCTGACAATGTCGGGGAGGGGGGATGTTGTAGCATTCGGGACTCCTCAGTTCCTCCGGGACCTGAGTAAGGATCGTTCGACTTGTTTATTCCACACCAGCGACGAGCACCGACAAACACCAAAACTCCAGTAGCTTTTCATCAACTTTTTATAAAAAAAATCCGCGAAAAATTTTTCTGATTCTCTAACTTCAATGTATGAGTATTTTGAAGAAATACCTTGACAATAATTCGTAACATTGGTATAATCACTAGTGTACCCATGATGATAAGGATAGATTGATGACTAATGAGTTTGATCATGTAGACTTGAACGAGTTTACTGTGAACGACTTTACTCATGAGTTTTACTTGGATCTACACAGTTTGGTAGGTGTTGATGCAGTTACAGAGTTTGGATTACTCTTGAAGGAAAAGAAACCAAGCTTGTACTTTGAGTATCTGGTCAGGTTACAGGAATACTATTGGAGAGTGAGAGATGAGACCACAGTATAAGATTGTTAAGAAGATGGGCGTGCATGTTATGCGATACTATGCATACAAGCGATGGTTGGGAGTGTTTTGGCGATCTCTTGGTTGGGAATTTGAGCTTGAAGGAGCAGAGAAGCTGATTCGTGAAGATCGCGATGAGGTAGCCAAGAGAAAGATCAAGCCTGAGATCGTAGGGTATTACTGATGACCGAGTATAAGAAGATACGTGAAGATATCTATGAAAAGCACAGTAAGTCATTTGAGAAGTTGCATATGAGTGAGATTAAAGAACAACTCTATAAAGATACAGATGTAAGGGTTATTGATCAGCGTATTGGTGTGGGTATTGGTGGATTGAATACTGTTATTCGTTTGTATCATAAGCCCACTGGTATTCTTATTGAGATGCCAAGGGTAAATAGAAGTAAATATCATGATAAGGTATTGGCATTTGAGATGCTTGAATATGCACTGACAGGAGTGAAGTGATGAGTGATATTGTAGAACGATTGAGGCAGTTAGAAGTTAATGAGCTTTCTACTCATCCTCTTGGGATGTTAGATGAAGCCGCTAATGAGATTGAGCAGAACCGTATCGATCTTGAGGAATACAGGCTTGACGTTGAGCAGCTGCGGGCGGTAGTAGAAGCTGCTGATAAATTGCGAAACGGTATTCGTGCTGCGGGTGTGAAAAGAATGCCTGAACTTTACTTGGTGGTTATGGCCTTTGATGCCGCCCGTGCTGCACTGTCAGGAGACAAGCAATGAGTGAGATTATCTATAAGTATGGACCGTTAAGCACGAATGGCGAAACTATAGAATTCAATGGCACTCCTGTCCATGTTGGTTATCAAGATCGCGGCTTTGCCCATGCTGATTATGCAGTTTTTATCTGGTGTAAGCTAGATATGAATTATCCCATTCATACCAGGAAGTATGCTCGTATCGTACCGACCGGAGAGTCGTTTAACGGTAAGTATATCGGTACAGTCGTGATGCCTTCTGGTCTGGTTTGGCATGTGGTGGAGGTGTAAATGTTAGTAGGTGAACCCTGTGTGGGGATAGTCTATAAGAAGAAAGATGGTAGTACGTTTACCGAGTGGTACCACAATCTTCGTATCGGGTGGCATACTCCGCCCGAGATTTGGGTAGAGCGGGCATTGTATTTCTCTAAAGTTTCACCTATTAACATGTGGCCCAAGCCTATGGCTGTTGTGAGGAGTAAGTGATGGAACCTCTGGCGTATAGACCATTGTATAATCAATATAGGACTATTGGTGCGATTATTGAACAAAACGATATCTATAAGATGACAGAACAAGAGTGGCAAACTCGGTGTATGATCCATTCTAATGGTAACATGCATCCCATTCAGGCTTTGGATATTTTTCGACAGTTAAAGAGAGAGGCGGGACTATGAGCGAAGAAGTTAAGAAGGCGTTTTGGGATCATCAGGAAGAGTTCATTCAGAAGATGCAAGAGATCTCCGAAAAGTACGAAGCCGACTGTAACGAGTATTGGGATAAGCTCTCTTACGAAGATAAGATGAAGGCATTCTACTCTGTCAGTAAGCGTATCTATCAGGCAGATGTAAAAGATCAAGGCTCTTATCGTCATGCTCTCTATCAGGTGTTCGGTTTTGATGCAGATGCCTACGTAGTCGGTATGGAGTGTGGGTACATGGATATCCATAACTACATACAAGAAGGTATCGCATCACATAAAGAATACGTAGAAAGAACCAAGAATGAGCATATGTCAGAAGATCTGTAAGGTAGACGATAGTAACACCTTTTGTGTTGGGTGTGGTAGAACACTAATTGAAATAACAGAATGGTTTACAGCCGATAAAGAGCGGAAGATTGAAATCGCTGCTTTTGCTCGTAAGAGAACTAAGAAGCTAAAAGAAGATCCGTTCCCGACTGTTATGGAACTGGACTACCATTATAGAGATTATGACAATGATTGATTGTATTGCAATCGGTGATAGTATCGCAGTAGGAACTGGTAAGGCTCTCAGCTGTGAAGTTCGCGCCCATGTAGGCTGGCCGAGTGGTAAAATCATTAACCTTGCGAATGGAGCAAAAGCAGAACTTTGCATCATCTCTGCAGGATCTAATGACCCTAACAACCCCAAACTTCTTCTTAATCTTAAGACGATTCGTGGTAAGATTGACTGTGTTAAGGTTGTCTGGATCCTTCCTGTTAATCCAAAAGCCTCTTCTGCTGTAAGAAAGGCTGCAGCAGGAGATAAGGTTGTTAGCTTTACTCCAGGAAAAGATAACGTGCATCCAAAAAATTATAACGTTCTTGCCAAAAAGTGCTTGTCTTTAAATTAAAACAAGAGTATTATTCTATCTGTAAGTTGAAACAAACCCTCTAGGAGAAAATAGATTATGGCTCACGAAATTGAAATGGTTGGCGATGTTGCTCAGATGGCTTATGCTGGCAGTGTCCCTTGGCACGGTCTGGGAACTCGCGTCCCGGCAGATCTTACTCCGGAACAGATGCTCGAGGCTGCTGGTCTCGACTGGACCGTAGAAAAGGTTCCTGCATACTACACTCACAACGACGAACTCTATCAGATCGGTCAGTCGGCTCTCATCCGCTCGCGCGATGGTAAGATGCTGGATGCAGTTTCTGATGACTGGAATCCTGTTCAGAACCACACTGCCTTCGAATTCTTTGATGAATACGTTCGTCAGGGTGACATGGAAATGCACACCGCTGGTTCGCTGAAGGGTGGACAGATCGTTTGGGGTCTTGCTAAGATCAAGCAGTCTTTCGAACTGTTCAAGGGCGATCAGATCGACTCTTATTTGCTCTTCTCTAACTTCCACAAGTACGGTTTCTCTACCGACGTACGCTTCACTCCGATCCGTGTTGTTTGTAATAACACTTTGACTCTTTCTCTCTCGAGCAAGGTCGAACGTATGGTGAAGATCTCGCACCGCAAGCAGTTCAATCCTGGCAATGTCAAGGAAATGCTCGGTATCGCCACTGACAAGCTGACCAAGTACAAGGAAATGGCTTCTTTCCTCGGCTCCAAGATGGCCAAGGGCGAAGATATCGTCGAGTACTTCAAGCGTGTGTTCCCTGTGACTGGCTCTAACGAGAACAAGACCAAGGAAATCTCCAAGAATGCTCAGACTGCTCTTGACATTCTTCATACTCAGCCTGGAGCTCAGTACGCCGAAGGCACTTGGTGGCAGCCGTTCAACGCTGTGACCTACATGACCGATCACCTTGTAGGTCGTACGGCAGACACTCGCCTTACTTCTTCTTGGTACGGCTCTAACAAGAGCCTCAAGACTAAGGCTCTTGAACTGGCAGTTGAAATGGCGGAGGCTGCGTAAGCAGTCTCCTTCCCTTTCTTGGAGAAAGTTTCGAGGAAACAATTATGGAACTTATCGGCGTCGGCTATCAAGATTATCGCAAAAAGCACAGCGATATTAAAAATGAAAAGAAGGGAATGGAACGATACTTGATCTATTTTGGTAGAGCACATGTTATCGACCATGAAACGAATACTGCTGCACGTGGTCCGTTAAAAATTGGTAGGGGTAAGTGGGCTACTGCTCTAATGCGAGGTCGTAATCAACCCGGAATAGATTTTCGTATTTACGCTGAAATTATTCTTGGCACTAATGAACAAACGTATTTGGCTGAAGAAATCGTAAAAGATGTTCTTGGTCATAAGAACATCCCTATGTCACAAGGACAACAGGAACTTTATGATATTAAGGATTCGGAGTTGAAGAAAGTGGTCAATACTATTGTTGAAGTAATTAGGGCTGAAACTGAATTTGAACCACTTGAAATTAACTATTTCCTTTAATTAAAAAGTATAGTAATATTACTGTATAGTTTGAAAGGAACCACTATGGCTCGTCGTCCATCTCTCATTCCCAAGACTAAGAAGAAGGTTCGTTCCACCAAGACCGAATCTTATCTTGTCAATCAGAAGTATCTGGGCGACGAACCTATCTTTGCGAAAGGCAAGGACACAAGTATCTCTCGCGCATTTAATTGGTATAATGTGATGTGTGATGTGAACGATGCGCGAGAGTACACTGTAGAATATTTTAAGAACATCGGTAATACAGAAATGGTTAAGGTCGCTAAGGCGATCCCTGACAAACTGTTCCCGATGACGAGCGCATGGGTGTTTCGCATGCTCGCGCGAGGGGCGCAGTTTGATGATGAATTTATTTCGCGTGCTGTTGATCGTTTGCGCGCTATCAAGTCTAACGGTGAAAACACTGTTGATGATATTGCTGAAAGCAAACCCTCCAATGTAATTAACATTCAAGATCGTATTCGCGACAAGGCTTCTGATCTTATTGGTGATGTTGAAGAACTGCTAGACAAGGGCGAAGAATTTTCTCTCTATGACTGGCTCAGGTCGAATGAGATTCCTGCTACTTATGCACCTCGCATTGCTGCGTATTATGCGCCAGTGCTTGCCGAGCTCATTGAAGCTGCTGAAGGGAAAGATCCGCAGCTGAAAGAAGGCTACAAGCATTACACCAAGAAGCAGCTTGAAGCTCGCGTTCTGTTCTTCAACAACCTGATTGAAGATGCAGAACGTTACACTGATATAACCAAGAAAACTCGTAAGCCCCGTAAGCCTCGTACGATTTCGGTAGAAAAGAAGTTGAAGCATTTCAAGTATCAAAAGGAAGACAGCAACTATAAGATTGCTTCTGTAAACCCTGAAAAAATTATTGGATCTCAGGAGCTTTGGACCTTTAATACTAAGTACAAGACTCTTACGGTATTTCGTGCTATTGATCGTGGTGGTTTGCAAGTTAAAGGAACCAGCATTGTAAATTATGATGATAACAACTCTGTTACAAAGCGCACAGGCAGAAAGCCTGAGTACTATGTTGATCGAGTTTTGAATGGAGGTAAGGTGATTCTCAGGAAGTTGATGGACGAACTGAAGAATGATGCTCCTTTGTCTTACCGTATTAACGAAAACACTATTATCCTAAAGGTAGTATCATGAAGAAATTTTTAATCACTGCAGTTGCTCTTGCTACATTGGTAGTTTCCACCACACCCTCAATGGCAGACAACTCTGAAGAAGTAGCCATCGGCATTCTTGGTGGAGTTGTAGGCGGACTTATCCTTGGTGAGGTTTTAGAAAAACCTCGTCACTCTCACCCTGTTCGTGTATACGAATATGAAGAACCTTACATGGTTCGCGAGTGTGTAACTAAATATAGACGTTATTACGATTCAATGGGTAATCTTGTGCGACGTCCTGTGAAAAGATGTTATTGGGTTTATGAATAAATAAAAAAAGGATTAGTTATGGACAGAGGTGTTTTTAGATCGATCGTTACTCCATATAGTATGACAACAGCGCCAAGAATTAATGCATTGTTCCAAAGTATGGAATATATCAGAAAAAATAATTTCAGCGGCGACTATGTTGAGTGTGGTGTGTGGCGAGGTGGTAATATATTGGGAATGATGAGGTATCTTGAATACCATAACAACACTGAACCTAATATTTGGTTGTATGATACATTTTCCGGAATGACTCCTCCTGAAAGCGTTGACGTTGATTTTATGAATAACAAGGCTTCTGATATTCTAGAAAATGTTCTTTGTATGAATTCATTAGATGAAGTTAAACAGGCATTGACGAACAGCAATTATCCAACTGATAAGATTAAGTATGTCATTGGTGACATTTGCGAAACTCTCTTAGTTAAGGAGAACGTTCCTGAAAAGATCGCATTGCTGAGGTTAGATACAGATTGGTATAATTCTACAAAGGTTGAATTGGAAGTTTTGTGGGATAAACTTGAAGTTGGTGCACCTTGCATCATTGACGATTATGGACATTGGCAAGGTTGTAGAATGGCAGTTGATGAATTTTTCGCGAAGCTGCCACAGGCTCATGAATTTGAACAAATAGATTACACTTGTGTTAGAACACACAAGATTTGTTAAGGAATTATCGTTGAAGGAAAACGAAAGACACTGAGGACGCCGAGCGTTACTAATGAAGTTGATCAAATTAGAAGAGTTTATTATAGCTGATACCGGAGTAAAGGTCACGATTCTTGTTGACATTGCTACAATGGGTAAAGCATACGCTGAGGCTCATCTGAAATGGCCAAAGATATTATCGTTGAAGGAATACGAAAAACACTGAGGACTGGGGGGCAGTACCCCACGCCTCCACCAAAGACACACTACCTAATAATAGCGGCGTACCCGTGGGGTTATTAGGAGTCTTGCAAGCTGGTGTGTCTTTGATGGGGGCGAACTAGGATCGACTGAGTGTAGAATAGTTGACTGGAGATAATCGTAGGCGACTACGTACAAGCGCAAAACTCTAAATGCAAACGATAACTTTGCACCTCGTTTGGCACTAGCTGCCTAACATGAGTCCGGTGGGTACTTGGAAACAGAAACCCACCACCAATTTCGCTTGACATTAAATCGGTGTCAGGGTACAATGAATAATAAGGCCACGTAACCGAGGACGGCTTCTACCCGTTTACACGTAACTGGAGTTGCAAATGGGGGTTCGAATCCCTCCGTGGTCGCCATTTATAATGCAGGAGAAAAGTAGTGAGCGGAACTAAGACTAAGACCAAGTACGTTTCTAAGGGCGAGCGTCGCTCTATTTCTAAGGACACATCCAAGGCAGTCAAACGCGATCGTACACCTGTTGAGCGTTGGACAATCAAGCAGAAGGCTTGGTTGAAGGGATTGAATCCTTGGATCAGTGTTCCTAACGGTAATACCTCAGACACTCGTGCGCGCTTTGTGCGTGTGCGTGCAGAGACCGAATGGGGTGACCCGAACAAGGGATATATCGCTGGTCCTCAGAAGGACTAATCATGGAATCGGTGGTTGATAACAAAGCTTTGTTCTATAAATTTTTAGATTCGTATTTTACATCCGAATATGGTTGTGAATATGGCACACTGATCTCTAAACTTGAAAAAGAAGGAAAGCTGGAATTAGTTCCTGGAGATATTCAATTCAACGATAAAAATGAACATTGGTGTGGAACGCTTTATTTAAAGATTGATGAATCAAAGATGAAGCTAGAAAACGTCATTAATGAATTAATTCATTATCCAAACGAAATGCATTATGAAAATGGTGTTCTTCGTCTTTGGTGGGATTAAAATATGGGCGTGGGTGTTGGTACACAAGAGCGGCTTATACTCGCTTTAGCACTAGATCGGTGTTCTCGACAGGGTTCGAATCCTTGCACGCCTACCACTTCTTTGAAAGAGTAAAATGAAAACGAAACTCGTTAGGGATATTCCTATTGGCGTTCTTTTAATTGTTCTTTCTTTATGGTGTGTGGCAACAATCCAATATCTTTCTGGATGGCCAAATATCATTCCTTTGCTTGGAATATTATTTCTTGCGAATTTCGGTTATCGCCTTTTGTCCGTTGGCCTGGACGTAATAATAGGTGTACAAATTGCAGATAAAAATGATTAAAAATAACTTCGTGGAAGAAATTGATATTTTATGCCGCGAAAAAAATATCGAGTATATTGATGCAATTGTCATGTGGTGTGAGAAAAATAATCTAGAAGTAGAAACTGCTGCTTATTGGGTTAAGAAGGATCAATGCATGAAAATGAAGATTCAAGCTGAAGCAGAAAATCTAAATATCCTTAAGAAAGGTGCAAGATTACCGATCTAAATTTAATCATTGAGAGGCTCCCATGCAAATACGTACAAAGGGAAAACCTGATAATGTGTCTAGATCGTTATGTAAAGAGTCTCTTCAGTTTTATGCGAATGAATTATTAGGTAAGAGACTTTCAAAAAATATCAGTTTACAATTGGTGTTTGAAAAATTACCAAGTCCTTATTTCGCAATTTGTGACTGGAATGACGATGGTCCAGTTCATCGAAACTTCATTGTAATAATAAGCAAAACTCTAAAGAAAAGATCGATGTTGGTTACTCTCGCGCATGAGATGGTTCACATCAAGCAATATGCTAGAAAAGAGTTGCAAGACAATAAACATCGTGACAGTGTAAAGTGGCTTGGGAAAGTGTTTTGTTTAAACAAGACCAAGTACCACAAAAGACCTTGGGAAATAGAAGCTTATGCTAAAGATAAGCCATTATACGAAAAGTTCAAACAAAGAAATAAATGATGTCAGCATTTGAATGTTACAAAGAGTATCTTGCGTTGAAAAATCATTTCTCGAAACAAGAATATGATTACTTCAAATATAACGGAAAGCTAAAGGTAAATCCTGATACTTTCAATTCTCGAAAAGATAAATTGTTTTTTCAAAAGCTTGCTAAACATCCGGATGTTCATAATTTTCTTGTAGCTAATCTTAGCAAAAACGAGAAAGCTTGGATTAAGGATTTGGCGTATAGCGAAGATGCTGAGAAAACATACAAGGATTGGCTGAAGCGCAATCAGTCTTTAACATATGTGCTGAAAAACGAACTTCAGTATCTTGTCCCCGATTTTAATTTGAATTTTACGAGTCATGGTTCAGATCATCCTTGTCTTTTAAAATTATATTTGGGCGGATATGTAAGTTTAGAAACTCTTTGCATCCTTCTACACCTAACAAAGGCAAAGAAGCATTGGGATTCTAAGATGGAGTATGATCTAGTCTATCAAGAAGTTAAGTTGAAGATTGAGAAATATACGCCATTTATTAAGTACGATAAAGAAAAAGTGAAAAATATTGTCATTGACTTTTTTAGCTGATGGTAGTATACTAAATAATGTTGCGGCTGATAAAAGCCAATACGAAACATACATTGCAATACAAAACATACGGAGATACATATGGTAGACTTTTCTAAGCTCAAGGCCAATTCTGGCAAGAAGTCCCTCGAAGACCTTAATAAGAAGCTGTCAAGCTTGGCTGGTAATGAGGGCAAGGGTGCTGACGATCGTTTCTGGTCAGCCACAGTAGACAAGGCTGGTAACGGCTATGCTGTCATCCGATTCCTCCCCGCTCCCCAAAACGAAGACGTTCCTTTCATTCGCATGTTCGACCATGGTTTCCAGGGTCCGGGCGGATGGTACATTGAAAACTCTTTGACAACTCTTGGTAAACCCGATCCTGTTTCGGAGTATAATTCCAAGCTTTGGAATAGCGGCATTGAAGCCAACAAGGAAATCGCACGTAAGCAGAAGCGTCGCCTTCACTTCATTGCGAATATTTACATTGTCCAAGATTCGGGTAATCCCGACAATGAAGGTAAGGTTTTCCTCTTCAAGTTTGGCAAGAAGATTTTCGACAAGCTCAATGAAGCTATGAATCCTCAGTTTGCCGACGAGGAAGCTGTTAATCCTTTCGACCTTTGGGCTGGAGCTAACTTCAAGCTGAAGATTCGTAACGTCGAAGGTTATCGTAATTATGATAAGTCAGAGTTTGACAAGGCTGGTCCTTTGAAGAATGATGACTCTGAGCTTGAAGCAATTTGGAAGAAGGAACATTCTCTACAAACTTTCCTTGATCCTAGCAACTTCAAGAGCTATGATGAACTGAAGGCCAAGCTTATGAAGGCTCTGGCTGAAGATAACTCTCCCGCCTCTGCTCGCAAGAAGGCTGAAGATGAAGATCTTCCATGGGATGAAGATTCCGCACCTGCTCCTAAGCAGAAGGCAAAGGCTGCTCCTGAATTTAATAGTTCAGCAATTGAAGAAGATGATGACGAGTCATTGGAATTCTTTAAGAATTTAGCTAACAAGAAGTAAAATATAAAGGGAGCTTCGGCTCCCTTTTTTTATGCCAGTACGCCACCTTTTAGATGCATTGAAGAATCGTTGTGTATTCTTCCCGCAAGTTGCTGATACCAAGATGGCGAAGAAGAATAGCCAGACAATGATGGATAA